GTAATGGTTATAAGTCATAACATCACCTCATTTAAGGCCTTAATTCTTGCCACTGTGTCGCATAACTTACTATCAACTACCAATTCCCTTACTCTAGCAATAAACGCGTCCTCTTGAGCCTCTGTTACGCCATTAACATATTTGTATAAAAACTCTAGATCTAAATCAACAGGATCATTAATCATCGTTCCCTCTCTAACCATAAACAATAAATTATCGCAGGTGACGCTATCACCAGCACTATAGTCAATAAAAACCTAACGATCACCAGCTCTATTAATCTTTTCATTTCCAGCCCTGCATCTCATACGCCACGAATAGAAATATTATAACAATCGAGTAAATTGGTATGTATATTAAATCAATCATATTTTATCCATAAAAAAAAGCACATTAAAAGAGCGTATGGTGAGAGAGACGATTTATATCTCATACGCATTCAATGTGCTTTTGTTTAAAATCTAAATAGCTCTCACGCTGTACATAATTATACGCCCCTTTCTGAGGCTCGACAACATTCAATCGAACACCAACGTCTACCATCTGTTACAGGAGCATCACAAGACCAGCAGATTCCACTTTCATTTTGGAATGGATTTACATTTTGCCGAACTATGGCAATTTGTTTATCCAAAATTAACTGTGCTTGGTCGTTTGCCTTATCAATTTCATCAGCCATTTTTTATATCTCTTTTTTGTTGAAACTTACCTTCATGCAAAACAACCTTGCCATCTAACATAATCGCTTTTGCCTGTATCTCAAAATGCTGTTCAATCATTTTTATAAACTCTAATATTTCTTCCATCCAATGTCTTGTCCGAGATTTCTGTCCACCTGTCCGTGTCCTAAAGGACACTCGGACAGGACGGACACTTTTATTAATCCTGTACAGGCTGTCCAAAACTGTCCAATTTGGACAACTGGACAGTCTATAATATCCAGCTATAATCTCCATCAACACCTATAAACTCTTGTTTTATCAACTCTTTTCTGCACTCAGAAAAGTTTTGTCGCCTTGACGCAAGCTCTTTATCCTCATTAAAAAATGGTTTCCATTCGGACAGCGAAACAATTATCTGTCCAGAACCTAAAATGGACAGTTCTGGACGCTCTTTTCCAATAGTTTCTGCTGCTAAAACTAAACTATCAAGTGCCTTTTGCAATTTCTTTGGCAATGATTTTTCCTTCTTAGCAACACCTTGATACTCTAAATAAACACTGGTAATTTGTTTATCATCATCAGCATCATAAAAAACATCTCCTTCTAATTCTACTTCCTTAATGATAAAACTCATATCAGTACCAAATCCAAAGTCTTTAGACTTGGTGCATGAAAAAGCAATACCATCTCCATTCTTAGTTACACAAAACTCTGCGTCCATTGCAGCTTTGATAGATGACGAACCTCTTGATCTTCCTTTATCACCATGTCCAGAATGGTGTACTGTTACAATCGCAGCATCTAAACGCCTGGCAAGTAATTCAATAGACTTAAAATACATTGCCATATCTTCACTGGAGTTTTCATCACCAACCATGTTCCTGTGCAAAGTATCAATAATAATAATATCAGGTTTAAAGTCTAACTCTGCGACTATTTTTAAAATATCATCAGCTTCTTTGCTATCTAATAAATTAATAGATCTCCTGCTTAATCTAATATTTTTTGGTGCTTCACCATACTTTTGTGACAATGCCTTAAAACGCATTGAAGCACCTCTTAATCCTTCACCCATAATGATTAATGTTTTCAACTCTTCCTTTATCTTGTGACCATGCCAATCTCTACCGGTAGCAGCACAAAACGCCCAATCCATAGCGAAAAGACTTTTACCTGCACCTGACTCACCGAACAAAAGATTCATCGAGCCACGTTCAAGTATGCCCTTAATTAACCAATTAGGTTTTTTAATACCAGCCATCATATCTTCAATGGTGATAAATAAACCTTCCTGCTTTACCTTGCCAAATACAATGTCACGAACTGCATCAATACCTTTTTCTGACATCATGTCGTTAAAATCACCATCAATGGTTGGCAGGACAATATCAACACCGCACTCTTTAGCTTTACTCATACCAACACCACTAGCATCGTTGTCGGCACAAATAACTATTTTCTTGCCAATGTATTGGCTTTCTAACATTTGCGTTACTGGCTTAAGGTTTCCAGCGTTAAATGCTATACATACAGCAAGTTTGGTGGCTTGAAATAAACTATCAGCCGTTGCAAATCCTTCTGCAACTAATAGCGTTTCAGACTCAGAAGGATCACCAATCCAGCAATGACCTCCTGCCATTTTACCGCCAGAATGAAACCTCTTTGCTCCATCACTAAATATTGACTGGACAGATTGAATTTCTCCATCTGCCCCATAAACAGGGATTAGCAACTTACCACCAAACACCCGCGCCATATTTGGCTGTATGCCCTTGTTGGTAAGATAGTCATGGCTTACTACTGGAACGGCATTATCAAATAATACCTGCGCTTCCTTTGCAGCCACTGAATAAGCAATGTCACGTTCAGCAATAGCTTTTCGTTTGGCATCTTCAAACTGTTGTCTCATAACCTCCTGTTCATGTATGTCTGGAACATAATCACGTTTTTCAAACCATTGGTGTTGCTCTCCACTTCGCCAACAACCAAATACTGCGCCTTTGCCATCATCGAATACATGAACCCAACCTGACCTATCGTTGCGCTTACCGTTAGTAGAAAATCTTGTTACCTTGCCAACAGCAATATTAGAAGGAGGTTCATAACCAACTGCTCTAATTGCATCACATAAATCAGGCAGCATTTTACAAAGACTCCAAGTAATCGCTTAACTTTACAACTTCTTTGTGTGGGATATTAACCATTTTATTATTAGCAATCTTCCATAATAATTGATAAGAAATATCAACGCCTTCTGATACTTTCGTCAAATTCATAAGTTCTAATCGTTTTTGTATATTTTCTAAAGTCATCATTTTCTTTTTCCTTTTGTAAAAAAATTTATTTAATGTGTTGCAATTCTAATTTAAATCGGTAAGATATGCAACGGAATAAAGAAAAAGATTTTTAACCTAAATGAAGGAGAAACAAAATGTCTATATTAAATAGCATTGCTAAACCAGATGATCGTCCGATCATTTGTACTATTACCGGTGATGCAGGATTGGGTAAAACAAGCATGGCGGCAACCTTTCCAAAGCCAATATTTATCAGAGCAGAGGACGGTTTACAAGCAATACCTGTTGCAACGCGTCCTGATGCTTTTCCAATCTTATCTAATGTCGATCAATTATGGGAGCAACTTACCGCGCTTATAAAAGAAGATCACGACTATAAAACATTGGTGATTGATAGCGTTACCCAGTTAGACACCTTATTTATGAATTACATCGTAGACACCGACCCTAAAAAACCGCGTACGATAGCCCAGGCACTTGGTGGTTATGGAGCTGGCTTTCAAGCTCTATCAAGTCTGCATGGCCGTATTCGTAAAGCGGCAGGTATTTTAAATGAATCTAAAAGCATGAACATAGTTTTTATTGCTCATGCTGAAACAGAAACAATTGAGCTACCAGACCAAGACCCATACACACGTTATAACATTCGTATGCAGAAGAAGTCTGTATCTCATTATACTGATAATACCGACCTAGTGGGCTATCTTAAGCTAGAAACTCATACCTTTGGCGATGGGGATAGAAAGAAAGCTATTAGTGATGGAACACGCATACTGGTAACATACGCGTCCGCTGCAAATATATCAAAGAACCGCTATGGAATTAGCGATGACTTATTGGTTGTAAGCGGAACTAATCCACTTTTAAATTTAATACCAAGCATCGGAGCATAAACAATGGCTAACTTTTGGAACGATTCAGAGAACAAAGCAATTACAACCACAGGTGAATTTACTTCTGGTGGAACTATTGAAAACATCCCAAATAATACAACTTGCCTAGCAATGATTGACGAGGCTGGTCTAGCCGAGTATCGAGGTGATGAGTACATCAGCTTGCGCTGGCTGATTAACGAGCCAGCCGCTTATAAAGGTCGTAAAATATTTCAAAAGGTGCGTGTATTTGATGTCGACTCTAAAAAAGCAGATAAAGCCAAAAAAATGTTAATGGCTATAGACGCTAATTGTGGAGGAAAACTAGCACAAAGTGATGAGTCACCAAACGATACAGCAATGGCAAAAGCATTACTGCATAAACCAATGTTAATAAAAGTAATGGTATGGGATTTAGAAGGTATAACTGGTAACTGGGTGGCTTCTGTAGCTCCACGCAATAAAACAACAAACGCACCGACACAAGAAACACCAGTTGTAGTTGATGAAGGTGTAGACTATGATATCCCCTGGTAAATAACCCCCATGCACAAGGATGTGCATAATTTAACTATAACTATAAGGCACAATAATGGAACAACAACGTACAGACGAGTGGTTTAAAAAAAGAGCTGGTCGTGTAACAGGCTCAAGCGTAGGCGCAATTTTAGGATTGTCACCCTTTATGAAGCCAGAAGATGTTATGCGTAACATGGTGCGTCAATATCATAATGCGCCCAGTGAGTTTACGGGTAATGTTGCAACTAGCTATGGAACGTATAACGAACCAAATGCTTTAGCTGATTATGAATTGAAGTTTGATAGAAAAGTAATAGAAACTGGTTTTCATACATTTGAAGAATGGCTTGGAGCATCGCCAGATGGCTTAATAGGCGATAATGGATTGATTGAAATTAAATGCCCATACGGTCAGCGTGATAAAAATCCACCAGAGTTTAAATCTATAGACTACCAAACGCATTACTGGCTACAGATACAGATTCAACTGTTTGTAACTGGCAGGCAATGGTGTCATTTTTACCAGTGGTCAGCACACGGTTACAAGATTGAAACAGTACGATTTAATTCATTAGCTATTGAAGGATATTTACCAAAGTTAAAAGATTTCTACAATGAATATCTTGTAGAGCGTGAACTTCCACAAGCACAAAAGTATCTTGATGATAAACGCCAACAGGTTAGATGTGAAGGACAGGTTGAGCGTTACTTAATGATAGCAGAACAAATAAAAGAACTTGAAGCAGAAAAGAAACGATTGCTGGATGAAATAGTTAAGTTAGCTGATGGTAAAGATAGTGAGATTGCTGGTCATAAGCTAACTAAAGTTACCAAAGCTGGTTCTATATCCTACGCCAAAGCTGTTAAAGAACTTTTACCTGATGCAGATCTTACTGACTACACTGGTGATCCAATTAGTTATTGGAGATTAACTTAATATGGCATTAGAACAATATAAAATAGTTCAAATATCATATAAAGAGGCTATGGAAATTATAGTTAAAGAACATTACCTCCATAGAAAAGCACCTTGTAGTGTTGCGTTTGGACTTATTAAAGACAATAAAATTGAAGGTGTAATTTGTTATGGAACTCCTAGTAGTTCAAGTTTAAGAAAAGGAATAGCTGGAATAGATAATGTTAATAATGTTATTGAGCTAACTAGATTATGGGTAAATGATTCAGTTCCTAAAAATGGTGAATCATACTTAATAGGAAATACATTGAAACATTGTGGAAAAGAAATTGTAGTTTCTTATGCCGACACTGAACAAAATCATTTAGGAATAGTTTATCAAGCTACTAATTGGCTTTATAGCGGATTATCTGCAAAAAGAACCAACTGGACTATTGAAGGCATAGATAAGCATTGTCAAACTATTGCCGATAAATATACGGCAAAAGAAATTAGAGAGCTATACGGTAATAAATTTTCATTACAACCTAGATCAAGAAAACATAGGTATATTTATATAAATGCTGACAAAAGACGAAAAAAAGAATTGTTAGGACAAATAAAATATAAGTTAGAACCATATCCAAAATTGGTAGCAGCATGAAACTACGCCCATACCAACAACAAGCGCATGATGCAGCTATAGATTGGATAAAGAAATGTACTGATCCATGCGTATTAGAATTGCCAACAGGAAGTGGCAAATCTTTAATTGTTGCAGCAATAGCCAATACATTGCACCAGGTTAGTAATGGCAAACATATATTATGCCTTGTACCATCAAAAGAATTACTGGAGCAGAACGCAGAGAAATATAGAGATACGGGTAATCAATGCAGTTTGTTCAGTGCCAGTGTTGGTGAAACCTGTTTAAAACATCCAGTAGTTTTTGGCACACCTGTTAGCGTTAAGAATAAAATTCATCGTTTTGGAGCTAAATTTTGTGCGGTTGTATTAGATGAAGCACATAAAATTACACCAACTGTTAAAAGCATCATTGAATCGTTGGTTCAGCATAATCCTAATTTGCGTGTCATAGGCCTTTCAGCTACTCCATACAGGCTTGGTGATGGTTATATATACAGAATGGACGAGTATGGTAATTCACATGGGGAAAATAAAGCCAAGAAACCTTATTTTAATGCAAGAGTATTTACCGTTTACGCTCGTGATCTTATTAAACAAGGCTATCTAACCCAGCCAATCATCGGTGGTATTAATTCAGGCCATTATGAAACCATAGACATGCAACTCAATAGCATGGGGAAGTTTGCCAAAGCTGATACCGACAAGGCTTATCATGGCAGAGGAAGGCTAACCAGTGCGATTGTAGGCGATATAGTGGCACAGGCAGTAGATAGGCAAGGGATTATGATTTTTGCCGCTACAGTGCAACATGCTCATGAAGTAATGGAATCTTTGCCACCAAGTTTATCTTGCATAGTAACTGGTGAAACACCTAAGTTGGAGCGTGAACAAATACTGCGAAAATTCAAATCTAGGGAGCTTAAATATTTAGTTAATGTGTCAGTGCTTTGTGTTGGCTTTGACTGTGTACACGTCGATTTAATAGCTATTTTAAGGGCTACAGAGTCAGTTAGTTTGCTTCAACAAATAATTGGTAGAGGCCTGCGGATTGAAAATAATAAAAATGATTGTTTGATATTAGATTACGCAGAAAACATTGATCGTCATTGCCCCGATGGGGATATTTTTAATCCAGACATAAAGACATCAAAAGATTATATAGGTGGCGAAGCTATAAACGCACAATGCCCAGAATGTACTGCACAAAATGAATTTTCAGCCGTTCTTAATGAAGCAGGATATAAAGTTGATGTTAATGGTTATTTTATAGATCTTGAAAATAATAGAATAGAAACAGAATATGGCGCTATGTCAGCGCATTATGGACGCAGGTGCAATGGCGAGGTTTACAATAAAACCATCAGAAAGCTAGTGCGTTGTACTTACCGATGGACTTTTAAATCATGCGTACATTGTGACGCTGACAATGACATTGCTGCAAGATATTGTTGTGAGTGCAAAGGAGAACTTATAAACCCAAATGATAAGTTGATTGCTGATTTTAAAGCCCACAAGAAAGACCCAACTCTATTACAGACTGACAAAGTTATCAGCATGAAGTCATCGCCAACGATTAGCAAAGCAGGGAATGAATGTTTAAAAGTTGATTTTATAACTGAATATAGATCATTCCCTGTTTGGTTTACCATGAAAATGCAGAGCAGTTATGATGCGTTTATGAAGTTTACCGACAATGGCTTTACAACACCAAATACTATCACTTATCGAAAGAAAGGTGATTTCTTTAAGATTTACGATTACAACAGGACAGCCGATGAAGTTCCACAGTGATATACAAGTATTTGGTAATAAAGAATTTAGAGGCGATTGCCCAAGCGAATCTGCGGAGGCAGTAACATTTTTTGCAAAGCTACGCAGGGAACACCCAACAACCTATGGCTTGATTGCCACCCACATCAGAAATGAAGGCTTGCGTACATTCTACCAGGCGACTAAACAAAAGAGCGAGGGGATGACTAAAGGCGCACCAGATATTTTAATTCCGGCAAGCCCTGCGTTCGTATGTGAATTAAAACGCCAAGATCATACCAAGTCAAAATGGCAGGATGGACAGCAAGAATACCTTTTGGAAGCCCAGAAACAGGGAGCTTTTGCCTGTATTGGCTTAGGTTATGTTGGAGCATATGAAGCATTTATTTATTGGAAAGATAAAAAATATTTGCAATTTGATAAATAATTATTTAATCTATGTCCAACTTAACAAGAAATACAAAAGGGGAATGAGATGTTTAAAGTAAGAATAGAATATAAAAGTGGAAAAGTTGAATTTACAAAAATATATATTTTAGAGTATGCAAATTCTTTAGAGAGTTTATTAAAAGAAAAAAGATTAGTATCAATTAAAATATTATCAGTAGCTTAATAATAAACCACCGCCTCAAGGACGAGGTATTAACTACAACTATAAAAGGTAACATTATGAACAAAAAACAATTAGCAGTAATAATATTAACAGCGCTTACTTGTGGCTTTATAATCGGCACTACTTTTGCTAAAGACAATCATTCTGTTCAAATACATAAAACGCGCTCTGGCGACTTCATCATAGACAAATCGTCTAAAGGCGATGAACGTATTTACCAAGTCTTAGAAATGCCCACCAACGTGCCTAGCTTTGTTACTAAAGGGGAGTTCTAATGAATACTATTGTTAAATATCTAGGCATTAAATTATCAGTAGAATTTTCATGCAATGAAGATGCTGAAATTATTATTTCAGATGTACAGCTATTAGATGCAGATGAAAACATATTGCCCATACTTAGTGATGATGTAGTGTCATGGATAGAAAATCAGATCAATACTAACTGGGATAAAATAACACAAGAACACAACGATTTCCTTGCTTCCTGAAGGCAGCCACTCGCCCTGTTTCGGCAGGGCATTTTTTTGGATTAAAAAAATGATTGATTATAAAAACACCGCTGAACGTGTGCCGTTTAGACGACAATTTACTAGAGGGCAGGTTATTTGCTTTTACTCTTTTGTATATTTTTTTACTGTCCTACCTGTTGTTGATGCGCTGGTAGGCTTATTTATAATGGCTTTGTAATGACCAAAAAACAATTTGAAGACCAGTGTAGCAAACTTGAAGCAGACGGCTGGTTTTTAGTGGAATACCAGCCGGAAAAGAAGTTTGCTGTCTACGCCAATGGCTACGATAAAAAGACGGTAGGTACGCCATGAAGCAACTAGACTGGCCTGCTATTATTTATCAACTAAATGATGCAGGTGTAGAGCATGCAGAGATACAACAAAAAACAAAGATAGCAAAGTCAACGCTAACTAAGATCATGCGTGAAACACAAGCGCATTGCGATGAATGGGATAAAGCATTGGCTTTGCTGGATTTATATTTGTTGCATATTAATAAAGCACCCCCAAAAATAGAAGATGGTTTTCAGTATGAGCATTAATCGAGATCAATTAGCTCGCCATTATTGTAAAACAGCAGCAGCAATGGCGGCAGTGTTAAATAGAATAGGAACGGCATCATTACCAGTGCAACGTAAGATCAGCAATACACAATACTACAATAAGCAACAAGCCTTTGAAATTATAGATTCTTATCTTGAAAACCGTTACAAAGGTAGCACGGGCAGGCCACGAACGAGAGAACAGGAGTCTTTTTTCAATACTGGCGTGTTGTATATAAGTAGAGATGTTGCAGTTCATTGTATTAAAGAACGTAGCATATTAAGAGAACATAAGTGGGGTGGGTTATGAGTAAAGACAAAGTATTAGAGGCTCTTACTAAGGTTCAGCTTAAGTACTCCGACTTATTGTATGACAGCATATCTTGCGAAGTTGCATGTCATTTTGAAGATGCCATTACTGAGA